GGATAATTGCACAAGCCGCCCAACAGGTCTTGGGTAAGAACCAGCAACAGGCTCAAGAAGAGAAAAACCAAGAGCTTGCGGAAGATCCTATTTTACAAATGCAGCGTGAGGAACTGGAAATCGAAAGGCAGAAGGTTGAATCCAAGGCTGCTACTGATCAAGCCAAGACAGAATCGGATAAGGCCAAGGTCATTCTTGAGGCTGAGAAAGCTCGCATGAGAGATGACCTTGGGAGGCTCAAGATTGAGAGCGTTGAGCGGATTGCTGGCGCTAAGATAGGCGCTGAAGTTGCTGCGCGTCATGCAGATCAGGATATGAAGGGCAAGAAGATTAGCGCGGATCAGCAAACTAAGGGCGCAGAGATAGGCAGAAAGATTGCAGACGATCTGCTAAAAGACACATAAATGTCTGATTTTGTTGACCCAAGGTTTCTTGATTTGCTAGTCTCGCGTTTAAACGACACGCAGTCGCATCTTAAAGATACGCTCGTGTCGGGTTCTATAGAGAATTATGACCAATATAATTTGGTCAGAGGAAAGATAGATGGGCTAGAACTTGCTAAACGGGACATCAAGGAGATCGTAGATCAAGTGATGGTAGAGGAATGAATTCGTCCGTAGGACGCAGGGGTTCTCCACTTCCCCAATAAAGTGGTGCAATAGGGAAAATATAATGGCATTAGCAGAGGTGTCAGATATTCAAAATCAGGAAAAGGCGAAACAACTGCCTGAGCCTACTGGATATCATATTTTGGTTGGTTTACCGGAGGTCGATGAAAAGACCAGTGGAGGAATTCTTAAAACGATTGAAACGGCCCGTGGGGAAGAAGTCTCATCAATTGTGGGCTTCGTGATAAAACTAGGGCCTCAGTGCTATGCAGATAAGAATCGTTTTCCTAATGGGCCGTGGTGTAAGGAAGGAGACTTCATCATCATGCGCGCTTATAGCGGTACACGTATGATGATTCATGGCAAAGAATTCCGACTGATCAATGATGATACTGTTGAAGCTGTTGTAGAGGACCCAAGAGGAGTTTCCCGTGTCTAGTACACAAATGGACTTTGACAACATCCTGCCGGATGAATCCGAAGTTACAAAACAAGAGGTAGCTTCAGATGTTTCGGATTTTGATATAGAAATTATCGACGACAGGCCAGTTGACGATCAACGCGCTCCACGCGCTGATGATCCAAACGACACGTTTGATATTGATGAAGAGATTGAGGGAGTTGATGACTCCGTTAAGAAGAGGATCAACAGACTCAAGTACGAGTATCACGAGGAACGAAGGGAAAAAGAATCTGCTGTTCGTGAACGCAATGAAGCGGTTCAGTTTGCTAGTAAAATGAGAGGAGAAAATTCTCATTTATCGGATCTTGTCAGTCGTAGCGAACAGGCACTTCTCAGTAGTGTGTCTACAAGAGCAGACGCGGAAATAGACGCAGCTACACAGGCTTACAAAAAAGCCCATGAAGAAAATGATGCAGATGCTTTAATAGCGGCTCAAAAGTCACTAAGTCAAGCACAAGCAGATAAATCTTACCTGCAAAATTATCAGCCGCAGGTACAGCAAAACCAGAATCAACCCGTTAATCCACAAACTAACGGAGAGATTCAGCAACAGCAACCTCAACAGCCTCAGTTTGATGCTCCCACACAAGCATGGTTACAAAAAAACCCTTGGTGGAATCAGATAGGCTACGAACCAGCTACCCAATACACCTTGGGATTACATCAACAACTGGCGCAGAGAGGAGTCAATTCCTCGAATGAAGCGTATTTCAATTCTATTGAGGAAGGGCTGGCAAATAAGTTCCCTGAAATATTCAGCGGGGATAAGGTTGTCAGCACAGTTTCAATGCCAAAAAGAAATACAACTGTAGTTGCACCTGCACAAAGAGCGGGTCAGAAGCCTAGAAAAGTACGATTAACAGAAACCCAAGTCCGACTCGCTAAAAGGCTTGGTATAACTCCAGAAGTTTACGCAAAACAAATGATTAAGGAGTTAGCACAGTGAATGACAAATACACCACTATAGATGAAGAGCGCAAACCTCGTTCTACTGAAACCAGAGATCAGGACGAACGCAAAGAATCTTGGAAGCCCCCTTCTATTCTGCCAGACCCCAAACCTATTCCCGGTTATGTATTTCGATGGATACGCACCAGTATGATCGGACATGCCGATAATACTAATGTATCCATGAAGTTTCGTGAGGGATGGGTTCCGGTGAAGGCAAAAGATCATCCAGAGTTACATGTTATGACTGACCATGACTCTAAATTCAAGGGGAATATCGAGATTGGTGGATTACTTTTATGTAAGGCTCCTGAAGAAACTGCAAAGGCACGTCAGCGTCATTACGAGGAATTGGCTTCGCAGCAAATGGAGAGTGTTGATCAAACGTATATGCGTCAAAACGATCCAAGAATGCCGGTTTTAAAGCCGGATAGGACGACTCGCACTACGTTTGGTCGGGGTGGTTCATAAGAACCATGTATTTTTTACACTTTAATTTGTTGAGGTAACGTAAAATGGCTACAGCAGCAGCCCCTTACGGTGCAAGACCTATTGGTACTACGAGTGCTAGCGGCTCCTTCACGGGAAAAGTAACGCATGTCAAGATTGCCAGTGCGTATGACACCGCAATATTCTATGGGGATTTTGTGAAGTTGGTTACGGCGGGAACGATTGAGAAAGACGCTGGAACCACTACACTGACCCCCATAGGCATCTTTATGGGATGTGCATATACAGACCCTAATTCTAGTCAGAAGACATTTAGTCAAACATGGCCTGCTGACACATCGGCTTCCGATGCTGTTGGATATGTTTTGTTAGATCCAGATGTCCTGTTTCAGATGCAGGGTGACGCAACGATTGCTCAGACGGGATTAGGCGCTAACTTTGCTGTTGTTCAAACAGCAGGGTCAACGACTATTGGAACAAGCAAAAATGCTTGTGATTCTGATACAGTCGCCACCACCAATACTTTACCTGTAAAGCTCGTTGACTTTGTTGACGGCCCTACAAGTTCGGTTGGTGATACCTACACTGATGTAGTCCTAAAATTTAATGTAGGACATCAGTTAACCAATACTACAGGCATTTAAGGAGGATCTAGCATGGCTATTTCAAGAGCACAGATGCTTAAAGAACTCCTGCCGGGGCTTAACGCCCTTTTCGGTCTGGAGTATTCAAAGTACGAAGACGAGCATAAATCAATCTACGATACGGAATCTTCTGATCGTTCATTCGAGGAGGAAGTGAAGTTAAGTGGATTTGGTGCGGCTCCGGTGAAGGATGAAGGCAATGCAATGAGCTATGACTCAGCGCAAGAGGCTTTCACCGCTCGCTATAACCACGAAACGATTGCAATGGGATTTGCGATTACAGAAGAAGCTATGGAGGATAACCTCTATGACTCTCTTTCTGCTCGCTATACCAAGGCACTCGCTCGTGCTATGGCGTATACCAAGCAAGTGAAGGCGGTAAATCCGCTCAACAATGGTTTCACTAATAGTTACCAGACAGGTGATGGAGTTAACTTCTTCACTGCGTCCAGTGACGGTGTGACCGGCGGTGACGGACACCCGCGAGTTGACGGAGGCAAGAATGATAATCGTCCTGCGACAGCGGCAGATCTCAATGAGACTTCGCTGGAAGCTGCGGTAATCACGATTGCTGGCTGGAAGGATGAGCGAGGATTGCTGATTGCATCACGTCCACGCACATTGATTGTTCCTCCGAATAGCATGTTTGTTGCTACTCGGATACTTCAATCAGAACTTCGTCCGTCAACTGCCGACAATGATCTGAATGCTATAAAGTCTAACGGGACAATTCCTAATGGGTATTCCGTGAATCATTATCTTACAGATACAGATTCATGGTACTTGTCCACGGATGTTCCTAATGGCATGAAGCATTTCGAGAGAACTTCGCTTGAGACGAGCATGGATGGGGACTTCGATACGGGTAACGTGCGCTATAAGGCGCGTGAGCGATACTCTTTCGGGGTAAGTGACCCACTTGCTCTATATGGATCGCCGGGAGCGTAAGCAACTGGTACAGGAGAGCGGCTTATATTTTTAACTTATG